GAGATTGCCACAGAAACGAAAAATAAACAGCGTAGTAAGTTATTGTGGAGTATCGGGTTAAACATACTACTAATCATAATTATAATTGCACACTTTTTGCGTAGATTTGGCATACTGGCATAGTCAAGTCGTTTCAATGTAAGACGGCACATAGCTGATACGGGTTCGAGTCCTGTCTTGACTAACATTGTTTTTTTCATACGATTAATTTTCCCTGACTATTTCTATGGTTGGGGTTTTTTATTACTACCTTTACCGCATAATAAGTGTAAGCATATAATTTGACATTGCAATAAATTAGTAATAATATACCTTTACCGCATGAAAGACGCAATCAGCATACAGCGAATTACTACACTACACCCACTAATACGTGATACGTTTACTAAGTTCATACAAGCCGCAGAAAGCGAGCTAAATATAACGCTAAGGGTAACACATGCACTCCGTACAATAGCCGAGCAAAACGCACTATATGCGCAAGGTCGAACTACAGCAGGTAAGATAGTAACAAATGCTAAAGGCGGGCAATCGTTTCATAATTTCGGGCTTGCAATAGATGTAGTGGAGTTGGTAGGTAAAACAGTTAATTGGAATTTTGATTACAGCAAATTAAAGCCCATAGCGGATAGGTTCGGTATTGAGTGGGGCGGTACATGGAAATTTGTAGACAAGCCCCATTTTCAAATTACATTTGGATATGATAAGGCTACCCAACTTGCGGTGTTACCAAAAGATAGTAAAGGCTACCCAATAATAAAATAATAATTTCAACCTACTTAAATTTGTGTATTTTTGCAAACATTATTCACATAATCACGTATAATGGCTAATCAATACACACCGAGTAAGTATGAGTATTTGAATGATGAGATAATTGCGGAACTAAATTCAGGCGGTTCAGCAGCAGGTACAGCTAGAAAAATAGTAGATAAACATAAGTTAGATGTAACCCCCGAAGCGTTTAGGCTACATATAAGGGCATTGCAAAAGAAACAACAGCACCCACTATTATCAGATGAATGTGAACAACTAGGAATACCGTTAGACGATGTTAAACATTATTGGCATAAGGGCAAATCATTTAGCATATTTGTTAAAGGTCAACAAGTTAGCTATGAAGATATACGCAATTCTATTATAGCAGATATAACCAACTATGCACCGATATACCCCACCATACAATACAATCAAGACAGCGAAGGTTATCTGTTAGTAATAGACCCAGCAGATATACATTTAAACAAGTTATGCAGTGCATTTGAAACGAATGACGCATGTAATCATGACATAATTTACAATCGAGTAATAGAGGGCGTAAAAGGGATTTTAGGCTATGTAAGGGGCTTTAAGATTGACCAGATACTATTTGTAGCAGGTAACGACATATTACACGTAGACAGCCCCAAAAACACCACTACATCAGGTACGCCACAAGATGCTTCAATGATGTGGTATGACGCATTTGTGTTAGCACGTAAATTACTAACTGAATGCATAGAATTACTACTACCTATTGCACCAGTTCACTTTCAGTACAACCCTAGTAACCATGATTTTACAAACGGTTTTTTCCTTGCACAAACAATAAACGCATGGTTTGCGAAATGCGAAAACATTACATTCGATACCTCAATGGCACACCGTAAATACTACACATACGGTCAAAACATAATTGGTACTACACATGGTGACGGAGCAAAAGAAACTGATTTAGCGTTATTAATGGCACATGAAGTAGGTGAGAATTGGCATAAATGCAAACATAGGTACTACTATACGCATCACATTCACCATAAGAAGTCAAAGGAATATATGAGTGTATGTGTGGAGAGTTTACGTTCGCCAAGTGGTACTGACGGTTGGCATCATCGCAATGGTTATCAGCACAGCCCAAAGGCGATTGAGGCTTTTATACATAGCAAGAATAACGGTCAGATAAGTAGGCTTACCTACATATTTTAAATAAAATAGCCCACTATTTAAGGTAGTGGGCTATTTTGTTACAAGTTGTAACGGTTAAAAATAAATACCAATGCTTTTGAATAGTTCGTAAATTTGGCTAAACGTTGGCTTTATATATAATCCGCTTTTGTCTATATTCGATAAGTCTGAGTTAGACCATGCGTATGGTTTGTAGTTCTTATTTTCTTTACCTTCGTAAACCATCCATGCATTTACTGTATGTTTTTTACATGCTACAGTATGTATGTCAGACGCTTTCATGTAAACTGAATCACTTTCTTTTATTTTTTCGGGCGCAAGTTTTTTCAGAACATCTGTTCCGTCTTTTACAAAACTTATTTCTCCATTAGATATAATGCTACTATATAACCACCTATCATAGTAGTGGCAATCATTACCTTGTATTTCGTTTTCTAACCTCATGCATATATTAGTAAGTTGACCGTATATGCAATGTAAGGTTAATTCGCAATGGTGTGGGTGAAAAGACAAAGAATTAGGAGTTGTAAAGTTTTTGTATAAATCGTGAGATTTATCAGTAATATACATTCTGATTGTTTTTTCAGGGCAATCTAATAACATAATACTATGTAAACCTTTCACATGACAATTCAAAAAAGACTTTTTAATTATCTCGCTTTTGTTTGTCTTTATAAGGTGTGATATTAATTGTTTCATTTTCTTTACTCGGTTACGCTCCGAAACGTTTATTTTTGTTTTTCGCTTTGTTCAATTTCCCTTTGCAAATACCAAATAGCTTTATTAATATCTTGTTCTTTATTCCCTTTCCTATCAGCACGTAAAAGGTATTTTAAAGCGTTACCCATGTTAAAATTTAGTTTAAAAGCGTCAATAATATCAATGACCTCATACCCATCTACGTTGTAGTGTTTCGGGTGGTTTACCATGTCTATTGTATCACTCATTTCATATTATTTAAGTAGTTATCAAAGTCTTGTATTGCATTTGTTTTGTTAGGTATTTTCAATGCTGCATTACTGCCTCTTACAAAGCCACGTTTACTACCTGAGATATACGCATCTTGCAACATATTCCCAACCACACCAGCAAGTACCATTTTAGCCTGTATTTCGGCTTGTATTTCGCTTTGTGGTATAATCTCTACAAATGGTTTGTTTTGGGCTGCATTTAGCTTAGATACAAGCATTTCGGCTAGTTTAGTTTGTTGGGTGTGTGTCATCTTCATTCAGTTTAGTTAAAATAAAATCAATACCTGCCGACAATGCAAGGTCGTGTGTGTCTTTGTAAATTATCTCGTGTAGTTGAAGTGTTGGAATGGCTATAACCACACATTCCCAATGAAATTTATCTGTGTAGACTGGTTCTGTGCCTACAAACCAACCCTTAACCTCACGTAGCCATGTAGCAACATCGGTTAATTTTGGGCGGGTATAGTGCCATGAATAGCCATTGTTATAATCAATTATATCTTCAAATTGTTCTGCTATCCACCCTTTATTTAAATGGTCAATCCAATAATGCGTATCAGGTACATCATACCCTAACTTTTTGAGTATAACCGATTGTTCGGGGGTGGTTCTTGTGTGTTGCATTATTTTAGTTTTGATTGTTTAAGTATTTTCATTGCATCCCATAGCGTACTAGCAGTCATAGCTAATACAACTACATTAAGGAATATTAAGCCTATTATTATTTGCTGCATGTTAGTCAAGTAATTTAAATAAATGCGGATAATCGGGGCAAAAAGTAACCCATCTTTGTGGATTAGTTTCATCTTCATGACCCCAACAATCACTACATAATGCGTGTTGCTTTGGGTACAAAATATCCCCTTTAAATAAGTGCGTAAAATGTGGCATTGTGTTTACTACCTCGTATCTGTTATTGTTCATTATAATTCGATTTAAGTGTTTCCAAATGTTGTATAGCCTTATCGCTTTCCTCTCTGATTACCCTAATCATATCGTCTGCTAATGGTGGTGGTATCTGCTTAGTTTTGCCCTTGCAAATGTCATATACATATTGAGGGTGTACTTTTAGTAGCATCTTATCCCATAGTTTGATTGCTTTAAATAGGTCGTTTATTCTCATTAGTTTGTGTATGTTTTGGTGAAGTAATTTTATTTGCTAAATTTTCCCATGCCTGTTCAGGGGTGTTAAACTTTATGGTCAAATCGTCACCGCCTTTTTTATTTTTGATATAATATTTAAAAGCGTGCGTTCCCGATACGTTGTAATCCCATTCGCAATATGCCATAGGGTACAAGCTCAATACCTTTTCTTTCGCTGTCTGTACATCGTGTGTTATAATTTTCCACAAAGTTACACCCTTTCCCCGAATAAACAAATAAAAATATTTTTTTACAAAAGTTTGTTGGTATCGAATTGTTTTGTACATTTGCTAAACAAAACACAACAACATGCCACAAACATTCGAGCAAATGCAGTTTTCAAACGAAGTTAATCAAGGTCAAGACTTCGACAGCACAGACACTAGCAAGGTAGACCAATACAAGCCACGTAATTACGATTGTGGCAGCTATACACACCGATACAGTAGACGGTGGACAGACCTAGACGCAGACAGTAACGAGCAAGATTTTGAATAATTAATTTTAACCAACTAAAACCAAACAAATGAGCGCATTTAAAAAATTAGTAGAATTTAACAAAGAACTACCCCACCATCAAGGGGTAGAATTGTTAAACTTAATACATGCTTATGTATTAGAAACAGAATCGGAAAAATTAGCATTAATGGAGCAATACGAAAGTATATTTAAAAATGCTACAAATAAAACTCCATTAACTAACCCTTTAAATTCAGTTGAAGGATGCTAGACCCCAACAACCCAACAACGGCAGACAGCGCAATTATAATAGCTGCAATAGTAGTAGTAATGATATTTGTTATGATTGTGAGAGAAAGCATAACAACTACTAAGAGAAAAAAACAACACCACTTTGACGAAACAGATATATACTAACATGATACCGCAAAACATAGAACTAACATTTTACATAGTACTGATAGTAATCGGAATTATTTACATTCTCAAAAAAATACACAATGACTAACAAACACGATTTTACAGGCAAGTCCATCAAGTGCGATACATGGGAACAAATGTTGCATTTGGCTAAGTTGGCTAAATTGCAAGGGGCTAAAAAACATACTAGATTTTCACCCGATTATTTTTCATTTGGCAATAAATGTTTTGTTTTAGAAAATGAAGTTTATGATTGTTGTGCAAGGCATGAGGACTATACCCAAATATTGTATTCTGATTTTGCAAACCCTACTGAGGTAGTAGAAGTAACTGGGTGTGATGGGTGTATGTTTGTTGACTATGGCGAATACGGCATAAATGACCCTATATGTTCTATGCAAACAGGTATCACAGGAGATATATTTAATACTTGCCCACTTAAAAAAGCATCAATCACAATCAAACTCAAACACAATGACTAGAAAAAGAAAACACGAACTATTCGTAACATTTCACTACCACAACGCAAGACGCAATAAACGCAAGTACACTAATCTATTCACCAACTTTTTAAACAATCTCAAATGCACATTTTCAAAGCAATCGAAAACAAAATAACAATAGTTACCACATCAATCGAGCAGCGCAATTTCTTAACGCAAGTACTAGATTATATGCAGCAAGAACCAGCATTACCGTTTAATGCAGATAATGATACAGTATGTAAATGGCTACTATGTGGAGATTACATATTTTCATTTAGCAAAGATGCAACAGGGCTTAAATTTACAGACCTTGACCTAACATTCAACATCAAACAACTATCCGCAATTTTGGGTAAACATAGCAGTACAGTTCACCAATTATTAAAACGACCCAACAACTGGAGCAGCCACAACATAGCTAGTAAAAATAAATGTGGTAAAGAGATAGTAGTTACTTTGAAATTCCAATAACATTTTGTACATTTGCTTATTATCAAACTAAACACACAAAAACATGGCAACAGAAACACAACAATTACAGTTAGTCAATCCGCAAGACCTTTCATTTGTAGATGAAAATATGCTATCAGCTAAACAGCTACAAAGTTTACTAAAGCACACCCCACCGCAATACGTACATACTAGACCTGCAAAGGGTGGTGGCACATGGGAATATGTGTCGGGTGGGTATGTGCGTAAAGTACTTAACCTTATGTTTGGTTGGAACTGGTCATTTGAGATAGTAGATGAAAAAATACTGCATGGTGAAGTAGTGGTAAAGGGTAAGCTAACTTGTACCAGCAACGGCACATCTATAGTAAAAATGCAGTTTGGGAATAAGGATATTATTTACAAAAAGTTGCAGCAAGGCGAAACGGAGAGAGTGCCGTTATCAATCGGTAACGACCTAAAAGCAGCAGCTACAGACGCATTAAAAAAGTGTGCAGCCGAAATAGGGATAGCAGCCGATATATACAATAAACAAGACTTTAAGGCGGTAATGGTTGATACATCGGTGACTGACATTGAAGACCTTAAAGAACTGTTTGAAATGAAGCGTGAGGCTATGACGGCAGAACAAATAAAGAACGCTGAAAGGATAATCAACAACACCGAAACAAAATCATACAAAAAACTTTTTGACCAACTAAAAGCACTATAATGAGTATCATAACTAACACACAAAGATTAGGTAATTTCACTAGCAGCAATATTTACAAACTGTTATCTAAAGCAAAAAACGGTAAAGACTTTGGCGCACCTGCATTGACTTATATTGAGGAGTGCAATATTGAGCGTGAAATGGGTATTTATTTAGGCAATGAAACAAGTGCAAGACCTTTAGACTGGGGTAAACACTGTGAGCAGTTCGCATTTGACCATATCAGCACCGAATACATTATCACATCAGATGTTACCACCGCACACCCTACATTACCATTTTGGGTAGGTAGCGCAGACGGATATAAAGAAGATACGGTATTTGACCTTAAATGCCCTATGACTAGAAAATCATTTTTCGGGCTGGTAGCTGGTGACAATATCCAAAGTATAATAGACGGTTTTACCCGCAACAACTTTAAATATAAGGCACATACAGACGCAGAAAAGTACTATTGGCAGTTAGTATCCAACGCTATTATTTTGGGCAAAAAATACGCTGAATTAATAGTGTACATGCCATATCAAAGCGAACTGCTAACTATCAAAGAGGCTGCAAAGGATTTTTACAACTGGATACATTATTCAGCAGATATTGAACTACCATATTTACCCGATGGCGGTAAGTTTCAAAACATAAATATAATACGTTTTCAAGTACCGCAAACCGACATTGACCTACTAACCGAATGTGTAACCGAAGCCTCTAAACACCTAATCGCACCATGATAATAACAGC